CCCGTTTCTTGAGGTACCCCCGGCGCCGATCGAGGCGTGGATCATCTGTGCTAGTTGGTCGCAGTCGGTGGCGATTCAAGAGAAATTCTGGGAACACGTGGGGGCAACGGGTGAGCTCGACGCGGGAACGGCGTTTGATGCGAAGAATGGGTTTGGGGCGAAGAATCCGATCGCGCGGTACGTGAATGGCTCGGTGGTTCGATTCAAGACGACACAACAAGGATCGCTAAACCTGTCCGGCGCTACGATCGATTGTGCCCTATTCGACGAACCGCCAGCTACGCCGCGGATCTTTTCCGAAGTACAGAAGCGGCTCATTCGCCGGGGCGGGGCGCTGCTCTTGACGTTGACGCCGATCGGGGCGCCCTGCGATTGGTTGCGAGAGCAAGTCGAAGACGGGCATCTAACAGAAACCCATGTCCGCCTCGAGCCGGAGAATTTGATCCCGGTCGGTGCCTCGGCGCCGATGACGTTGCCGGACGGTACGCCGATGGATCAAGCGTGGATCGATGCGGTGATCGCGGAGACATTGCCACACGAGATCGGCGTAGTGTGCCACGGCGGGTGGGAGATCCGGGTAACGGAACGGGTGTTCTCCGCATTCGCGGAGCCGGATCACGTTACAGCGGACCTACCAACGGGGGAAGTCAAGATCGCTATTGGCATTGATTACGGGGACGGCGCCCAATTCGAACAGGTCGCAATGTTGTGTGCGATCGATGAGAGCGGACCGTTCCCGCGTGTGTGGATTCTGGACGAAAACGTACCGGACACAACAACCAGGATCGATATGGACGCCGCGGCGATCCTTGGAATGCTCGAGCGTAACGGTATGCGGTGGTCGTCGGTGGATCGCGCGTATGGGGATCGTTCGTGGTCGGGGCGTCATGGATCGCTCAGCTCGAAGAGCAACGCGGATCTGATGGCGGCGCTGGCGAAGGCGGGGGGAGCTGTTCGAGGGCGTGGGCTGCGGCCGAAGATCACAACGGTAAAGCGGGGCCGTGGTCACGGTCGCGGCTCGGTTGCGCACGGTTGCCGGTTTCTCCATGCGGCGATGGTCCGGCCGGGACACTTCCATATCCATCCGCGCTGTACTCGTTTGATCGAGTCGTTGAACCGATGGGACTACCGCGAAAACAGCGAGTGGAAACACGCGATCGATGGGATCCGTTACGGGCTGGACAATTACATATTCACAACGCGACGGCGGCTCGTGGCGCCGGTTCGGCTGGGGTAAACCATGGTCCTTTTTTCCGACTTCGCTGTTCTGCCGGATCCGCCGGTACCGAGTGATCCCAGCGACGCGGCACGCGTCCGACAAACCCGTCTGCGGCGGCGGATGCTGGACGGTGGCCATCGTGGCGACGTCGAGCAACGCCGGCAGCGGTTGATGGGATCGGTGCGTGCCGCGGCACATGGGGACGTGGATCTATCGGCGAACCCGTTTCGGGTGATCAACCGAGAGCGCGCGGTGTTGTACGATCGGATACCGGACATCCGCCACAACGCCGGCGAGCTCGATGCGTTGATCGGGCCCGGTGGCGCTATCGACCGCGGCGGGCTGTGGGCGGTTATGGGCCGCTTTCAAAGTTACGTATTGGGGTGTCGGGAGTACCTGATGCGGGTACACATCGGGGATGGGGTGCCGCGGTATCGTCCGGTCGCGCCGGATCTGGTGATGGCCCACCCGACGGAGGATCAACCAGATCGGCCCGTGGCGATCCGCGAGTACCGGCTACGGCGTCATCCGAAGAGCGGGCAACCGATCTGGACTGTGGATCTGCTCGACATCTCCGACGCGGCCGATCCTGTGTACCGCGTCGAAGAGGTTCGGGTGGACGGGAAACGCGGCGAGGACTTCTCGGGCGCGTATCTGGGCGGCGCCTTCTCGGGGGATGCGTACCCGTATCGCCTGGCGGACGGTACGCCGGTATTGCCGTATGTGCTTTTCCATGCGGAAACGCTCGGCGATCGTCTCTTCGATCCATACGAAGAGATCGAGTTAGTCGAGGGGTCGTTGAATTTGGCGGTTTTGCTGTCGTTCTGGACGCACACTATGCGGGACGCAAGTTGGCCTCAACGCTATGCCGTCAACTGTCAACCGGCGGGGATCGGGCTGGCGGATTCGGATAGCGGGCGCCGCGCGGAAGTGATCACCGATCCGGCGACGGTGCTGTTGATGGAAGCGATCGAAGAGGGAATGCAACCGCAGATCGGGCAATGGTCCGCGGGCGTCGATGTGTCGACAATGATCAGCGCGATCGATGCGTACGCGGTTCGCCTGGCGCAAGACGCCGGCGTACCTCCTTCGGACCTGCAACGGCTCGGCGGAACAGCTCGATCCGGGTACGCGATCTCCCTGACGAATGAGGGGAAGCGAGCACAACAGCGGCGCTACCGGTTGCAATTCAAGCGGGGAGACGAGGCGTTGATAGCCTTGACCGCGGCGTTGCTAAACCGTGCGACGGGGTCCGCCTATCCAGAGGAGGGATACAGCGTGGTCCATTCGCAGATCCCGCTATCGCCCACCGAGCTGCGGGAGAAACGAACCCACCTCCTCGAGATCGCGCGGGCGGGGCTGATCTCGAGAACGCGCGCCTATCAGGAATTGAATCCGGGGATCACTCGAGAGCAGGCGGAACGAGATCTCGTGATCATCGCGGCGGATCGCCTCGGTGCACTGACTTAACCAGGGGAACGATATGGCTTTGGACTGTCCACATTGCAACAAGGCGATCAATGACGCGATCCCGCGGGAACGCTTCGACAAGATCTACAAAGAGCGGAAGGACGCGACGGCGAAGGTGGGCGAGCTCGAGGAGGCGTTGGCGACCGCTACGGCGGCCGGCGCCGATCTGGATACGTGGCGAACCCAGGTTGAGGAATTGGGGAAGCGTCTCGAGAACGCGGAGAGCGGGCACGTTCGAAGTCTCGAGATCGCGCGGGCGGGCATCACAGATGCGGACGATGCCGCGGATCTTCTCGCGTTGTTCGATCGCCGGGCTCCGGAGGGCGTGACGTTCGGCGAGTGGATCGGGGATCGGGAGGCGTTGCCTCGAGCGGCGGCCGCGTTGTTCCCGTCGACATCGGCGCCGGCCGCGGTGGAACCGGCAACAAATGGCGCGATCCCAGCGACGCCGCCGCCGCCAGCGACAACGCCAGCGACGGCGCTACCGCCGGCGAATCGCGGCGCGCAGAGTTACAATGGGGCGCCTTCGGCGTTTTCGGCAGATCAGATCGCGGGGATGACAACCGCCGAATATCGCGCCCACCGCGATGCGATCCTTGGGTCTCTCACGGGGTGATCAAGGCGATCCTTGGGTCGCTCACCGGGGTATCAAGCTGTGTCGTCGAGTAGGCGCAGCGCGCCGCGCACGATCAAACGGCGGACGACCCATGAGCGGCTACGGCCCGAATAGTGTTCGTGTAAGCGATTGAGGATCGCCAATTCGGTATCCGATAGTCGCACGGTCAACATGTGGCGCTGACGATCGGCATCCGCGACACGGGGCCGGCCGACGGGCCTGGCGTGCACCGCTTCGGCTGCGGCGAGTACCGCGGCGGGGTGTGGGCCGAATACCTCGAGTATATCGACGTCGCGGACCGAATACCAGGCGCCATGCTCCGCGTGATCGCCGTTGCGGTTTACTACTTTTTGGGCGCCGCAGCGGCAGCGATGCACCTCGGCGTATCCGCCGTGGGCGGCGGGGTTGGGACGCTGCGGTCTGTGGGCGGGACCGTGGAACGGGTGCGGCTCGGAAGTGGTGGACATGCGGTGTCGGTGGCTCATGGTGGGGGCTCCTGATGTGGGGGTGGTGATGACAGCTCGCGAGCTGCGGAACGCTCAGCGTGTCGCGCGACGCGCGGTTTGAACGGCTTTCTCTGCCGCCCGGACTGCGTCGACGGCGCGGCGGTGGGCGGCGATGGCGTCGAGGTGAGCCGCCGACCCCAACGCCTCGATCGCCGCGTTCGCACGTGTGATCGCGTTGGTGATGGCTGATCGCCGATCTTCGATCTTCGATCCGCCGCTACACGGGGGAACACGATCGCCGAAGCTTGACTCTGGCGCGAAATGCCAAACAAACAACCGTGCAACGTATGCGGCGGTGAGTGCATCATCTAGGGTTTTGCGGGCATCGCGCAGGGTGGTGTCGGTGTCGGTGGGCATGGTGGGGGCTCCTGATGTGGGGGGGTGCTTAGTCGGTGTCCGGCGCGACGGTCAGCGCGCGCCGCGGTATCGGCGGCCGAAGCGTGCCGCTTCCGCGGTGAGTAGGCGGCGCTCGGCGTCGGTCCGCTGTGGGGGGGGGCATTCGTCGGCAATTGTGAGGGACGAGGAGTAGCGGTTGGCGATCTCGGATGTCGCATCGGCGACGATCCGCGCGGCCCACGTTGCATCGACATGCGCGGGCGGGTTCGTGTAGTGGGCGATCTCGAGGCGGAGGTAATTGAGACGCGTGGCGTTCATGGTGGGGGCTCCTGGGTTGATGTCTTACTATAATATACACCCATAGGGGGTGGTGTCCGTATAAACCGAAGCCAAATATGTAACGTTGACAACGTCTGCTCGAGACGGTAGGGTGAACGCTGAACATGCGTTCTTGCCCTCAGGTCGCACCTGTAACAGCGGAAACGGGGCCTATCACCGCTACTACAGGGCGAAACAATGGCAGAGATCTTCCAATCTGGCTTAGGCGATCTGCGTCTGGCTGCCGCGTTGCATCAAGAATTGGGCGTTATGCTCGCCGATCGGGCGTCGCTCTGGCGTCATCCGGCGATCACCTTTTATGGTGATCTCCAGGGATCGGGATCCGATACTCTCGAGGTGCCGCTGGCCGGTCTCGACGGCTTCGATCGCATGGTCGCGGTGGCTGAAAACGCCAGCGCGGCGAATACGGCGCTGACGGATGCTTCGCCGAATTTGCAGATCGCACGCCAGGCGCTACAACGCCAGATCAGCGATCTTGCGGTGCTCACCGATTCGGTGGGGCTGACCGTCGAGCGTCTCGCGTCGGACATGGTCGGCGCCGCGGCGATGCGCTTTACCGAGCTCATCGCAAACGTGGTTGACGATTTCACGACGACGGTCTCCGATACGGGCGTCGATCTCTCGGTCGCTAAATTCCTTGACGCGGTCTTCGCGTTGACGCAGGCGTCGGTCACTGGGCCATACATCAGCATCCTTCACCCGAATCAGCTCACCGATCTGCAAGGTAGCTTGCGATCCGAAACGGGACCGATCGCCCAATGGGTGTCGGCAACGTCTGAGATGATGGCGATCAAGGGACCGGGGTTCGCCGGCCAGTTCGTGGGGGTGGACTTGTTCGCCTCGAGTCACATTCCTACCGCGAATGCTGGAGCGGATAGCGCCGGC